TGCTCAGTCCTAGGTTTTCTTCTTCGAGCATTTTTTTGTCTTCTTAACATTTCTCTAGGTGTCATTCTTATTAATCTTAATCTTTCTTTTTCTTTCTCTGTTAACCTCATTTCTGGCATGTGTGTCTCCTAATAATATTTATATTCCTTTTCTAATTTTATTGGTGGGTCATCCCAATCATCAGAGTAGGTACTTACAAATCCACCTTGTCGATATCTTAACACAGCTTGGGTCATGCTGTCTACATAGTCATCGTATTGCCCATTAGGAAATGCTGCACATTCCTCAATAACCTCTTGTGCAAAGTGTTCATCTGTCGGTGCATACACCATACCAGATTCAAACACAGGAGCACAGCTGTTTATACGTGTATGCTTATCTCTACCTCTTGCAGGCACATAATCAATTACAGGTATACCTGCACGTCTTAATTCGTGTATTAAAGGTTGTCCTGAGGCTTTAGCCTCAATGATTACAGTTTCCGGTTCCCAGTATTGATACTGCTCTAACGCTACATTTTTAAGATCTGGAAAGTCAAATCTTCCCTTCATTGCATCTAAAAGTATTATACATTTCTCATAACCTTCTACAGGCTCAAATATTCCCCACGTAGTTATAGCTGAATAATCTGCAGATTCTTTTTTAGAAAATGCAGTATCGTAACTTTGTATGACATGTAGTAATTTTGGTAGATACTCCTCATTCCACTCCTGCCACCATTCACGTTTGATAATTGCACCCTCTTCTGAAGTTGGGTCCTGCATGTATTGTGCGTTCCAATTTTTTGTTGAGATAGATGCTTTGACAGAATCTAAATCTTCTTTTGACCAATACTCAGGCCATACAGGTTCATCGTTTGGCAGTATTGCAGGAAACTCGATTATGTCCCACTTATCCGCTTTTGGTTCACTTTGTGCTTTGATGAGCCTTCCTGTAAGATCGTCTACCGCCCAACGGGTCATAACAACTAGGATACGGCCACCGGGTTGTAAACGCTGTCTGGGTCCTGAACTATACCATTCGTAAGCTCTGTCCATTGCTGAGTCTGACATTGAGTCTTGTTCTGTATGTGGGTCATCTATAATTAATAAGTCTGCACCACGACCTGTAATCGAACCACCGACACCGGCTGCAAAATACTCACCACCATGATTTGTTTCCCAACGTCCTTTAGCTTTAGAGTCTTCTCTTAAAGTCACGTTGCCAAAAATTTGTTTGTACTCTGCGGTGTTCATAAGGTTACGAACCTTACTTCCAAATCTAGATGCAAGTTCGGCATTGTGCGATACCTGCATTATCTTTTTTTTCGGATACTTGCCAATGAACCAAGCAGGAAAAAGATAAGATGCAAATTCAGATTTGGTATGCCTAGGAGGCATATTAATGATGAGCCTCTTGGCATCACCGTCTGCTATATCTTGAAATGCTTCACCAATAATTTGATGGTGCCCATATTTCTTTGGGTCCTTTGTTTTTCTATAAATAAAATCTTCCCACACAGCCTCTGCAAAAATTATAAAATTATCCTGGCATAACTTGATCCACTGTAACTGCTTTTGCAGAATTATATCTTTTAATTCGTCTTCAGTAAGGTTTTGTAAATTCATACCGTTTGGGACCCTAGTATATTTATGTATATTGCTTTGTAAAGCCTTGTCGCCACAGCTCGGTGGAGCTGCACGTGGTTGATCTGCAAAAAGTTAAGAAAATAGTTTGTTCTAGATTTAGAGCCTTCTAAGGCGTGGCGGTGGCGTGGCCACGCTAGTGGCCACGTTACAAGGTTTATTCTTGGGTAGGTGTTAATTGTTGTACTAGTGTTGAGAATTTAGTCAGTATGTTATTTTTAAACTCGTCAACAGTTGGGTTACCCACATTCTCTAATATATGTTTTTCACATTCGCCCATTAATAATTGGAACATGATCTCATAGTTGAGTTGTTTCTTTGCTCCATTATTAATAAGCATATCAGAGAGTTGAGTAGGCGATTTCTCGCCTACTCTATTTGCTAGTACCTGAGCAATGTTAATTAAACTATTGTTGGGCATCTGCATCACTCCCTATTGCTTTGTACTCTGAGTATTCTATTTCAGTACAGAACTTGTTGAATAAATCATTGTGAGCAATCTTGAAATTTGCCGTTTCAAATTTCTTACGCTTACGATTTATTTTTTGTAGTCCATAATTATTGCCGTATTCGTCTTGTACAATAATTAAGTTTTGATTAGACCTATCAAACACATCAACAACATTCTGTTTCATTGTGTCTAACTCTTTATTTAGTCTATTAGCTTTTAGCTTTAGTTGAGCATAGGCAAGAATAACTTTTTTTTCTTCCTGCTTAACTCTCTTTATTGCTTTTGTCATATTGACCTCTTTGTTAAGTTTACAATCTTATGATTGCATTGATGTCTTATCAAATCCCATAATTATTGCAATAGCTAATTTAACTTTTTTTTATCTTTTTTATTAATCATATTAGTAATTGTTTCTGGTGTAATTCTTACCCCCTTTGGCTCAACCTCTAGTTGTGCGTCTATTTCAGTAAATAATTTTTTTATCATTTTGGTGAACTCCCGTTGGTGTGCCTCTCCAGGTTTTAACTTTGTAAAAGCTTTTCCCTTTTCTGAGCGAGAGCGAGGCGAGGCGACACCTGTCGCCTCGCTTTTAATTTTAAACCTCATTACCAACTACACCAATATTCAACGACCTTTTTATCGTTGATTGCTTGCTCGCAGAACTTCAAGAACTTGATGTCTTGTTCCTTGTACTCCTTGACGCTCTCTTCTTGGAATTGTTGACCCCAGAAGAAACCATCTTCAGCGACATAGTCTTTATAACCCTCTTGTATTTGTTCGGCTAACTCTTTTGCGACCTCTTCGGTTATATAGACAGGTGCGTCTTGGTCAGCGTTAAAACCTAGATGCTTTAGATGTCCTTCGTGCTTGTGGTGTTTGTTTTGCTTGTCCCACATGGCCGACATGAATTGTTGCAGTCTTGCATGCTTTCGCCATACAAAAACTTGTTCATGTTCCGTCTTACTTTCCTCTTCGTTGTCAGAGTAATACTTTTCCCAATTTACTTTATGACCTCGAAGATGTGCATGTTGATCTAGTCCCATATCTTTCCTTTTGTTAATTGTTAGTTTGTTCACTCTCTTATCAAATCCCATCTATCAATACAACAATTATCTTTTAGAATGATTCTAAACTACGAATCTAACACACTTACACTACCGAATCGTGAGTACCCCCAGCTCACCAGCAGCTCCTGGAGGGAGATGCAGCTCAGGCCTCAAACGAGCGAGACTCATCCGAAGGCACCAACGAGCGAGAGCACGAGAATACCAGATAAGGCCAACGTGAATGTTGGCCATACGAACAGTGCAATTATATACATAAAGATCCAGGTCACGGTGTTTCTTTTACTTCGCTTTCTTCCCAGCTATTACCTGCAGCGATGCACGGTTTGCCTGGGCCCCCAGTCAAAGCATAGATCTTACCGGGGCGAGGACCAGGATCTTGTTTTACGACATCGTCCTTTCTCCAGCCATCCGGTGGTGCGTTTTCTTTGTTTAGTTTCTTAATTAATTTTTCGAGCTTCATCGAGATCCTCCTTTGTTAGTTGAGCAACCTCTAGATAGTGAATAGCTAATCAACCTTCTCAGGTATACTAAGACACCTATATCGCTAGAAGTTGCAGACCTTACATAAGACCAGATGGGAGATATGTCAATAGCTTTTTTTAATTTTTTTGTTCGCCACCAGAAGTTCATGGACTGTGCTGCGGGGGAAAGCTCCCCAGCTTCAGGAGATCCAGGGGGCCCTATCCTTATAAACGAGAACGAGGTATCACGTTGTCCTTTGGAACGAGAACGAGATCCAGCTGCAGGGGATGCCGTTTCTTGCCCCCGCTAACTAACAAAGAGGGAAAGAAAAACGAGGGCGAGAAACGACACGAGCTTCAGCACGGGGGTAACCCCCAGCTGCAGATCCAGGGCCCCCTATCCATAATGTTAAAATGAGAACGAGGCACGGGGATCTTTAAAACGAGAACGAGGATACTAACTCATCTTTCTCCTTCCTGGGCCCCCTGCAGGAGGTTTACCAGCTCCTGCTGGACCGTTGGCCATTGTAACGGGAACGAGAACGAGCGAGACGGCACCAGTGAACGAGGATCCGTGAACACGGACACCGGTCTGTACAGTTTAAGAGACCTCTTCGAGAGGGTCTCTTTCAAGATAAAAACATTACCGCCTGCTTTGATATATTTATTAATCCAAACTATTTGCCACTTATTTAGCTTTGGATAGCTGAATTGATCGGACTTCAATTCAATCCAAAATATGCCGCTTTTATGAACCCCATGAACATCAGGAACACCATTGATTGTGGTAGTTTCTATACGGGTTAAATAACAATCAGACAGGCCTTTTTTAACTCTTTGCCATAATAATTTTTCTTGGTTTATATTTCGTTTCATTAAGTCAGTTTTTTTATATCTTTGATTACAGAATTAGGTATTACAGTAGTATTTCCTATTGACTCAATACTTTTACCATCATCACCAAAAGAATAATCACCAAATACTCTAGTAACACCTTTTGTTTGACTTAGCAAATGCCCTTTGGTTATACAAGTTGCCAACTTCGCCTTCTTGAGCTGGTCAAATGTGCTCCATGAACTATCAGATACAATATCGTACCACTCAACCGAGACCATAGGATATTTTTCTATCTCGCTTTTAACTTTTTTAGGAACACTAATCTTTTTCTTCATCAATCTTAATTTTAATTACACCAATGGAAGTAAACATTTTTGGATTGTGGAAATGATTGAAGGCTTTGATCCACTCAGACCAACTAGCTTTCTTCAATTTGTTTAACGTGCTCTGGCTCAGCTTCGATCGTTTTGGCGTTGTAGCCATCGATTTTTTTGCTAAGCTCGCTGAGTTTATTTTCAAGTTCTTCACGTGACATACCCTCCAGACCTGTTACTCTAACTTCTCTCTTATCAACATAAGCACCAGCTAATTGTCCTGATCTATACTCAGCATTAATTGCAGCTGCAAATTGCTTTTCCTTCTCAGCTTTATCAGCTAGTCTATCTAATCTTTTAAATCTTCTTAAGTTGTCACCTTGATATTTTTTTAATTCTCTTTGAAATAATTTATCAAAGTATGTTGCAACATGTGGGTTTAGTCTTCGTGATAATAATTTAGATGCTATGGATCCATAATCTTTTTCATTTTTACAAACATATCCTGCACGCTTCAACGCTTCAGCTTGTGTAATAGATCCCCAATCTTTTACATAAATCTCCACAAACATTTTTTGTTTAGGAGTTAAATCATCTTCAGTTCTTAATGCTTTGCTCTTTAGTCCCATGATATTTTTCTTTCCAATATTTTGCACGTTCTAATCTTCTAACTCTATAATCTAAGTTTAAAAGATTTTTGAACAACTTAATTAATCTAAACATATTTAGATACAATTCTTTTTAGGACTTTTGATTGGCCTGCGTGAGCTTTTGAGGCCTTACTAAGTTTAGCTGCAACAGTTTTAATGGCTTTAACATCACCACCTTTGTTTTTCTTTTTTGGTGGAGGTGAAACTTTTGTTGCTCCATATACATACTTTGCTTTACCAAGAATCTTTTGTCTTGGTTTTTTACCTATTGGTCTGCCGTAAATATTCAACGGTTCATCAGTTTTAATGTATTTACCTTTTCTAAAACCTGTTTTCTTTTTCATAAACGCTCTTACACTTTCACTTATATCAGATTGTATCTTACGTCTATCTAATTTAGATACAAGTGGTATTTGCATACCTTTGCCAGCTTTATCAGATGCATAGGCCTTACCAAATATTTGCGGCTTACCACCTCTTTTTCTCTCTCTTTTGGCTTTTTCAATTCTTAACAAAATTCTTCTTTTAGTGCCTGGGTTAGCTTTAATATCAGCTTTGGTAATAAGTGTAGTTCCTTTTATCTTCTTTTTAACATCTGCTTTGATCAAAGGATATGGCACTCTTTCCCTTTTTGATTGTTTTTTAAATTTTCTAAAAGCCTTACGAAAAATTTCTTTAGCCTGTCTACGACCTTCTTTTGAGGCAGTAAATTTAAATCCAGCTTCTAATGCTTTTTTCATCATAGCTTAAACCATACCACCTTTTTGTTCTTTACGCACTTCTCTAGTCAATTTTCTATCAACCTTTACTCTTTTAAGAGCTGATTTTGGTACAATAATTCTACCAAGTCTTCCTTGCCTTTGAGAGGGTGGACCACCTGGATTTCTTTTTGGAGCAAATTTTTCAAATAATCTTCTACCAACAGCAGTTTCTCTTGCTGTTAATTTTGTTTTTAATATTAATCTATCTTTAGCTTTTGAGGTTTTTATACCAAATTTTGCAGAGCTATCTGGCACAGATTTTGCATATGATTTTGCTGCTCTAATTCTTTTTTTATCTGCTTTTTTAGTTTTAGCTCTTTCAAAGAAATACCTGCCTTGAAATTTTTCATTTATAATATTACCAATTGCTGAGGATTCGCCTTTTTTCTTACTTGTGCCACGGATGACATCAACTCCCTTTTTCAACAATAATAATTTTTTCATCATAATTTTCTACTATATAGATTATTTCAACTAAAAGTAAGTGTAGTAAAAACTTCCGATTGCGTTCCCGCAAGAGTGGTGTATCCAAGATACACCATAGATACACCATAGATACATCACTAGAATCGATTAGAAGTGTTGGTATTATTGAATAATAGTCTTTCGGATACACCAGATACACCATTATTACCCCCTGAGGTATTTTTTTTTGTTAAGGGGTCTGAAATATCTATATAGTAGAAATTTTTTACTTTAGAACCATTCTAATATAGGTCACTTTTCCGTTGTCCGTTATCCAGCTTTCTGATATATTTATTCTTAGCATGTTTCGTATAAAAAATGCTAATTTCAGACCTGCGGGGGTTTTTAGTCATTTTGAACTTAGATTTTTTTTGCTTCCCCCGTGGGTTAAAAAATATATACGTCCACCATGATTACCTTTTTAATTTAACTCTCGTAATTTTTAACATGATGTTTCTTCTATCTTTACTATTATCAGCAGCCCTGTAATCTCTATATAAACCACGATACCGAACCCATTCTTTTTGCAATTCAGTAAACACAACTTTACCTTCTACAAGTAACTTTTTATATTTGTCATGAATAACTTCAGGATCAAAACCTGCATTCCAACATACGTCCTCAAATGATTTACTTTGATTTAAAAACCAATCATGTGCATCGGCCTTTAAATAAGACTCAGATTTACTACCTTGTGTAGTCAAAGCGTCTTCAAAAGCTTGTAATACAATGGCCTGAAATAGTCTTTGCTCACTACTAGTTTTTGGGTTTAATACTTCAGCTGCCATATCAGTGCCCAAAATTTTTAACAAGTTTGGTGAATACATCCCTAAAATGCCTTTGAACCTCTCTAGGAGACCTTATGTAGGCAGTCCACTTATAGTCAGTCA